AAGAGAAACTGAGTTAACAGCTTCAGCTTTTGAAATAAAGTCATTACGGAAAACCGCAATGTCTTGATACATAAGTGTAGGTTTAGCGTTACCAAGACCCTGCATTTGGATCTGAGTAGCATCTGTTCCACCACCAGTATTACGTAAAAGAGTACGAAGTGTACGTAATTCACGAGAGTTCATCATGATAAAGTCTGGTTTAGAACCAGTTACTCGATCAATCATAGCATCCAAATCTTCTAGAGTATAAACTCTACCAGCTTTATTAACACGTAAAGAAGAAGGATCATCTTCAATAAGAGCTTCTGACTGTGTAGCAGCTCCTGCGTTATAAAAGGGATGATTTACGTCATCAACATTGCCTGACTCTGCTTCTAGAATGGATTTCATACCATTGAAGCGGTCTGCAATACCGATAGGACCGTTGTTAGCTTGAGTAAGTGCGCCACTCAAACGTTTAGCATTAACAACTGCATTCATATAAATACGAGCAATTTGTTTTGCTTTTGCGGAAATTTGAACTTGAAGTTGATCGTTAGTTTCAGATAACTGATCTTCGATCTGACCGTCAATAATAATATCGGCGATAATAGCTGATAAGTTGACGTTTACGGGTTCAAAACTAGCACCATCTTGATATTTAGCTTGGTTTAGGTTTGAGCCAGGTTGAGCAAAGTCTGCTTTAGCAAGACGTTTCTCACGAGTAAAGGTATAAGCTAGACCTTCAAAAACTACGAAGGGTAGGTATTTAAACCACTCATCGACCGTTACGATGTCTGCTACGATACCTTCTACTAACATATTGTTAGATAGACTTGCGGCATCTGATAATGAAATTACTTGAGCCATTTAGAAATTCTCCTTAATTATTTTGTTCTGAATACTGTATTAGGGTTGCCAGACTTTATTTGTTTCAAAGCTTCGCCGATTTTTTGTGAAGAATTCATCTTCGCTCGTCTATCGCCTTCTGCTTCTCTAAGTCGCTCATTACTTGATCGAGCACCGTCATTAGCACCTGGGACGCTATGATTTACAATCACAGTTTTGTCCTCAAACATACCTTTTAACTTTGCTTCTTGTATCATAGTTAGAGCTTCTCTACTATCATCTGCACCTTTTACCATGTACTTAGCCAAATCCTGATATTTTTCAGGAATTTTGCTTAATTCTTCTTGGATACGAGTTTGGTATACTTGTTTCTGGGCTTCTACATCAGCTAAAAAAGTACTCAATTTGGCATCTCGTTCGGCAAGTTGCCTTTGGTATTCTCTTTCTTTAACATCTGCAAGAGCTTGTATCTCTGCTACTTTGGCTTCACGATGTGCTAGCTTTTCAGCTAAATCTCGTTTCTTATCTTCTTGTTCAGCCTTGATTTTGTCAAGTTCAGTCTTAGCTTGCACTAAGGGCTGTAACTCATCTCTAACCTTTTGTAACCTAGATTCACTTTCCTGATTAAGTTTATCAATCTGTTCCTGATATTTTAATCTATAAGCTTTATTCTCTTCTCTCAACTTCTTGATTTCATCCATTTTAGAATCATCAGTTCGTTGTGAGTTTTGACTTCCAACAGGCTCTTCCTTATTAGAAGCTGATCTTTGGGATTGACCCGATTCAGCACTAGAAGTCGCAGTATCTTCGGCAGAATTTTCCTGTGACTTTTTACCGCCAAGCTTGGCAAGTAAGTCGTCGCCTCTACCATGTTCAACAGTAGAGGTTCCAGCACTTGCTGTAGCCTTTTGTGGTTCCGGTGCATTACCAGACCCTTCTACTGAATTCGTTTTTTTCCCTAAATCACTTAGATAATCTTTAGACATTTTTTTCTCCTGCTAGCTCTACTAGCTTAGAATTATTCATCGGTATCCACCATCCAGAATATCTGGGGTTGGTCCGTTTCCGCCTTTCAGCGTACTCATTAAACCATCCCTCATCATTTTTTGTTGATAAGGGTTATCATATTTAGACTCAGTAACTGAAGCCACTGGTCGTAAAGTTATTTCTGTTATAAGTCCTGGATCAAAGGCAGTAACTACTGGAGTGATCATTGAGAACGGAGTTTTTTCAGAAATACTAGACTTCCAATCCGATACCAATTTTTTCCAATCTTCAAAACACTTATCATAGCTCATTTCTGAAATACAACAAATGTGTTGTTCGTCTCTTCTTAAAATCCAAACCTCATAAATTTGTTTTTTCTCCTCAACTTTGGACATTACTTCTCCTCGTCCTTCTTTTTATTCTTCGGCCTCTTATCGCCAGTTTTAGCAGGCTGCTTAGAACTTTCTTCTGAGTGCTTTGCTTTATTGTCGATCTTTGGTCTTGGAACATCAGAATCGCTGCCTTTTTTAGGAGGAAAACCTCCAGCAGCAGGTGGACCACCATCAGGACCTAATCCATTGGCCTGTAAAGCTAGTCCAGTTTTTGTCTGAATCTCTGTTTCAAACTCAATCTTATCTTCTCTATCTTTTCTACGTCTTTTTACTAATGCTTTAATTTCAACTTCACTCATATGAGGATATAATTTACTTATTATGTGAGTATCTTCAGTATCTAGAAGTTTAGCTTCCATCATTAGATCTTCTTTTTTAGTTTTAGGATCTACTGTAAATTCTGGTACTTTATAAGTAATATCTAATTCAGCATCTTCGGAGAACCTTTGATCTCCACCTTTATTGTGGTGAGCATTCCAAAGTGTTTTAATTACTTTGAATAGTTGTTGTTCTCTTTCTTTAAAGATTCTAGATCGTCTTACGTTATCTTCGATAACTCCGATCTTATCCATCATTGCAGCAAAACCAGAAGCAGCTTGTTGCTGTTCATATTTTGGTCTTAGTCCATGATTTATTCTTACCATATCGGTAATAGAATGAATTGTTTTAACTAATCCAACAATATCAGCAGAAGGGTGAGCAAATTTAAAGTCTCCCTTTTCTCCAACAGAAATAGCAGTATCTGGTCCTAAACTAACACCTAACATATTTGCATCAGCATTACCATCTCTAAAGATGCCAAAACCTGAATCGAATGTTCTATATTGTCCAGAAGCTCCTATACCACTAACTCCACCTAATCCACCAAATCTAGATTGAGCAGCGCCACCTTTCAACTGATTAAAGTCGTCTACTGGTCTACCTTGTCTTAATGAGGTTGATCTTTCTACTCCCTTTATTACTGGTACACCAAATGACTGAAATTTCGCTATATGGTTTAAATCAGTTATCCTCATATTAATTGCATGATTTGCATAAATAAGAGGTTCATTTATTGGTAAGAAGTAATAGTGAGCAGGGTCAGAGTTAAAAAATGGAATAGCTGGAATAACACCATAAGGGTTCTTTACTTTGAAACCGTTATTCTTTTCGTCTACTACAACGTGAGAATCTACGCTCCAAAAAATTCTATTAACTTTGCCTAACTCTTTGACATTTCCTACTTCATTGTAGTTAAGTCCTTTTGTTGATCTAGCATCATTAATTCCATAATTGGAAGGGCTTGGTATTGAGGCGGCAACTCCGCCACCAGAAATACTTCCACTCTCATGTGCCCATCCACCAAATTTTGTACCAAATCCTATTAATAGTTCGGTAATATAATAAGGAGAAGCTCCATGACGTATATCGTATACTCCGCCATGCATGATATCTAATTGTACTTTTCCGCCTTCATTTTCTTTTACTAATTGTCCTGTATCTGGATCTACAAAGCTAACTTTAACTAGTACTGTTCCTAGTAATCTAGTCCACCTATCTAGTTTATCCATTAACATTAAGTATCGGCTACCACTTTGAATCTCTTCCCAAAGGATCTGATCTTCTTTAAGTAATTTACCCTTTGGGTCAGTTACTTGATAAATTGGTGCTTCTTGATATAAAATAGAAACTTCATCAATAATTTCTTTAGTGAAATTCATTGGGAGTATTTGTTGTTTTTCTGGGTTACGAAATTGCCTAACTAAATCTAACCAAACAAATTCATCTTGTCTGCCTTCATAGAATGCTAGTGCTATCTCTGTGATCCATTGTCGATAGTATATATCTTCATAAAGATATACACCTACGGAACTAAGTCCACCCATTCGACTAATTGGATGATTGGCTATGCCTAAATTGAAAGAAATATAGATACCCTACCTTTCCACTCTTTGGATTGGATCAACTAGCTCTACTAGTCAATTGTGAAATAGAGGCCATATATTATTATGGCCCTTATTAAATTTAAACTTCAGATTCTCCAACACATCCACCTTTTGGTAGAGGGTGGGCAGAACCTTCATTTACACCCTTAGCGCCTTCGGGGGCATCTTTTGAGGGTAGTGCTTTTTTCTTATGGTCGGGAGCTTTTGATTGCGCTCCTTCACCTAAAGCATGAGAGGGTTCGCTATGTTGCATAGAAGGTTTTACTTTGGGAGCTTTTGATTGAGCGCCCTCTTCTTGCTTGTATCCATCAGGTCGTGGGGCTTTCATGCCCTTACTTTTATATGCCATCATTGTAAAATACTCCTTATTTCTTTTTGCCTTTATACAACATTTCTCTATCGAGAGCTGCTGTTGGTTTTAATCCTTCAGAAGGAACTTCTAGAAAACTTGAACTTGGGTTCTGCTCTTTAGCAGCTTTAAACCAACCTGCTGTAGCCTGTTTTACAGTCATAGCAGTTTTACCTTCAAGCATATCTTTTCTATCCCCAGGAGGACTTACTTCTTTCATCTTATGTTGCTGACCTACAAGATTGGTAATCTCTTTTACGCCTAGCTCTTTTGTTTTTTGCTTTTTCATTATAAAAGCCCTCTCTTATTTAACCAATCTATTGCAAAAGCATTTAGTTTAGCAAATCTTTCTAGACTTGTTAAATCTTTATAATCTTTATTTAGACTGGCTCCAGAAAATTCTATATAAATTGCAGCATATAAAGCAGTAACTACATCATTCTTTTGTGCAGCAGGCTTTAGTTTACTTTTATCTATACAAAACATCTTGTTTTTTCTATAAATAATATTTTCCATTATCTTGCTAGCAGGTGTAACTTTCCTGCTCCACCAGTTCGAGTTATCTTAACTACTCGAATCAGATGTGTACTATAAGATCCTGGTACAGTTGCAGCGAATGCCACAGACCCAAAAAATGTTACTCCATCAAGAGAAAATTCTACAGTCCCTGCCAAATCACCATCTGATTGCCAAGATATTTTTTCTGCAGATATACTTAATTGACGAATATCAATTGTAGTTGTGCCATCTAGACTTATAGATAAAGAAAGATCGCCTGTTGATACAGGTTGTCTTACTTTTCTTGCTTGTTCTTTTGTAATAGCCATTAAAAAACTCCTTTTATAACAGACATATGTTGTCCTTTGTCATGAAACAGATGAACCATAAGATATCTTAAAGCATCTAAAAGACCTTCATAACCTTCTGGAGTTTCATCATAATCTTCTTTAAGACTACCATTTTTACCTTTTTTGAATACTGCAGTACTTAGAGCATAAATAGTATTTACACAGTTTCGTGTAATAAATAATTTAGGTCTCTTTACGTGCTGATTATTCTCATCAAGGATTGGTTGTCCCTTTTGATTAAATTGTGGAAATTCTAACCATAACCTAACCATGTTTGCGCCAGTTTCCCTAGCTTGCTTTAATCCGACTGGTCGTCGGCCTTTTCCTAATACTGCTTCAAAATCATCCCAAGCTGTTCTTCCATTTAGTTGAACTTGATCTCCAGATATATCAGCTATGACATTTTCACATCTAATGTGGTATTGTCTACCAATTTCTGTACTCTCAGTTTTCCAAATTTTTAACGCTTGTTTTGTTAGATCTTTTTCTCTATCTAGTATTAGTTGAGCTTGCATATAGCTTGATGTGTGTGGTGTAAACCTTTCATCAAAAACTATAACGTCTCCATACTTATTCACTTGGGCAAATATTGTACTTGCTGGTTTTGCAAAGTTATGGTCGCAGGCAGCATATATGGGTCCTTCATCAGGGTGCCAGATATAATCTGCTACGTTTGAAAACTTGTGTGTATCTGTAGGTTCTACTACAAATCCAGGAAAGCAACTATCAGAGACTGCTTCAAAGTCAGCCAAATACTCTTGTTTAAATTTTAGTAGTTTTCCTGATAAGGCAGCTCGTCTATAAGCAGAATCTATTTCTTCTTTGGACTTATCTGCACTTGTTGACAAAAGAGGATTGTCATAACTAGTTCTTTGAAAAGAACTCCATTCGGTCATATCATTATTTACTTTAGCTTCTTCATCAAAAGTAATTGCTAGTTTTCCTTCTCTTTGTCTTTTACCAGTTTGTCCATATAGGAATAACTTGTAAAAACTATTTTTACCACGAGGGGTACTAATAAAGATGGCACTACCACTTTTATCCATTAATGTGGGAGTAAGCATTTGTGTCCAGATATCTTCTAAGGAAGGGTTTATGGCCGCTTCATCTACAATAACTAAATCGTTTGCTTCTCCAGCTAAACTGTCTACGTTTTCCATAGACTTAGCTTCTAGAACAGAACCCCAAGGAGTTTCTAAATAATAATCCCCTTTTTGATTTCTTGCTCTTCCGCCTCCAGGCTTACCTGGTCTAATGATCTTTAATTGAATAACTAAGATGTGGTATAGTTCTCGAAAAACTTTTTCACACAAACTGTAATCAGGAGCTACTATCCAAACTCGTCTGTTCATTTGCATTAATACTGCAAGTGCTATTAAAGACGTTAAAAGAGTTTTACCCCAACGTCTTCCACAGGCGAGAGTTTTAAATCTAGCTATATCTTTGATAACCTCTAAATGGCCTTCATGTAAAGGCTGTATAAGTTTACCTTGACTAGTTCTAATTTTATTGTCACATAAGTATTTAGCTAGACCTTCTATATCCAATTCATGGATTCTTAGTGGTTTGCCTTCTACGTTATACTGTTCTATAGGTGATTGTGACATATTTTCGCTCTTCTCAAATTTGTCAATTAGGCTTCGCTTTTCTTCTTACCATGAAGAATATTATTGATCTCTCTATAGATATCAACAGACTTATTGTC